TTTTCTATATCATCAAGTAGCGATGATATTTCTTGGTTAAGTATAACCATTTGTCTTTTTACTGTTGATGCAGCAGGTACCACTTCAACATCATTAGAACTATTGTCTCTATTGATATTCATTAACCTAGTCCTCCCTTAGGCTTGGGTCTATATGTATTACCTTGTGCTTTTATTTGATCTAGAATTGTTTTTTTATTTTCTATAGCTAAATCAATAGCCAAACTAATAGCTGATATTTGTTCTGATGTAATACCTTTACTACGCAACATTTCTCTAAGTTGCAGAATGCGCTCGTCAATTTCTATCGCTCTATTTTGTAAAGTAGTATTCATATTTTAGGTGGGGTTAATTAGTGGGGAGTTATCCTCCCCACTAATTATTTATTGTTGCGGATTGGTTAATCCAGAAGCCGCTCCTCTTGCATTCTCAATGTGCTTCCAGTCAATAATAGATCTCGCTACAAAAGTCCATTAATATTAACTACCGTTCACACAGTAGATTGGACTGTATCTTGTTCCATATATTTTAATTCTTTTTTACAGTTCCAGCATCGGTGGCTTTTATCATGAGTAACTGTGAATTTTTTTTCACATATATTACAGGATCTAAGTAACCAATCTATTCCTTTCTTCTGTAAAAAAGATTCAAACTTTTCTAGTTTCCTATTTAATCCAAAGCTATCCTTATACATGTATCTATATAATGCAACTGATTCCTTGCAACCGTATCTCAAGGTAAAATTATTTCCATGTTTATATACTTTAGGAATAATTCCTATTGCGTCCTTGAGTAGATTACCTAACTTCTGAAGGAATTCTTTGGAATAACTTATCATATCAATAATAAGTCTATCGGAATAGTTACCATAGTGACCATAAGTAACGGATCCATCTCCATCGAAAAATCCTCTTATAAAATCTGGAAGATATTCTGATGGTATTTCTGGAAGTATAGGATTAGTAGTTTTATTTGGAACTACACCTAAACTCATAAGATCCATTATCATTTCATCGCATGCTATACTACTTCTATAACATATATTATGTGTAGATTTTTTAGGAGCTTGTACTGTTACTGCATACGTACTACCTATTTCGTTCCTAATAAAATCCATTATATCTTTATCACAAGTAACTAAATGTAATCTATAACTTCCATATTTTCCTTTAGATACTGATCCATCTGCTATCAAGTACCCAAGTAAATATGCCATATTATTAGACCACTTAGAAAAGTAAGTACTATTACTTACATATGGACGAGGACGTTCAGTCTCTGGGGGGAGTGTTACCCCTACTATAGGATGCTCTTCCCTGCTGATTGTCTTATTATAAGATGTTCCAGTCATATAGTCCTCTAAATTTTTCCGCACATTACTATGCGGCCAGACGATTCTTCATCTGACTTTCAATAACAATATCATCAACTGATACTCCCGAACCTTGATTTAATAATTCCACTCCCAGGATCTGCATGAACATACGTGTTCCCAGTTCATTTTCTCCTGATAGTACAATGTCAAACGGAGGCATCTGATCAACATAATTAACATTTCTAAGATCACTATGGAACAGTGTTCCTTCTTGTCCTACTGATCCTTGTGCTGCACCTAATAGTGCAGCAGCATCTGCTCTATTTATTCCACTTGTTGACTCCGGACTAGATCGCCCAATAGCAGCGAATTCTCCTGGAGATGCAACATCAGTAAACTTAGCGAAATATCTAGCATGTTTAGGTTGATCCTTATCGGTTAAGTTACTTAAAGCAGATCTATCAAATATTGTGAATACTAATGATCCAGCAATACCTCTCTTTCCTCTTGAGTATCCGCGAGGATCAACAGATCCCATCGTATAGCGTTTATGGACTATTCCTTCATGCATTGCATGCTGGCGTATTAATTGTATGAAAAATATCTTTTAGATAAAGAGAATAATTCTTCTTTTTTCCTTTACCTAAAAATGGTATACCAGTTGGTATACTCATTTCATTACTTATTATACTTGATAAAGATTTACAAGTATTTAATATATTCATTCCGCTTATTCTAACAATAAGTCCTTTATCAATTTCGTACATATTCACATTTAAAGTTTCTATAGCTGATAATAGATTTTCTAATTCTTCATTGTTTCCTTGAAGAGATACTTTAGATATATTATAGTTATTCCAAATAGAGTACTTTCTATCTAATCTCATATCTTCTGTAGTATCTTTGTACATTCTCCAAGCTATTAATCGTGCTATTCTACCTTCCCATCTTATTTCGTAAGTATTTGCGGAGTATCTAGGTTCTTTATATTTCACATTAAAATAGTTTGATATTAACTTACCTATCCATTGTAAATGAATTTTAGATCCATAGAAAATAGTTACTAAATTATTATTCTTTGGTCTTATATAAAAACATCCATCTCCTTCAAATATTCCTCTTACATAGTCCCAAGGACAATCTTTTGTAATTATTTTATTCTTAGGATCATCTTCAAATGCTTCTTGTACTACGTCTTTGTTGAATATATTAAAGTGTACTGTTGGTTTTCCATTATAATTGTGTTGTCTTACTTTTGTATTAGTATCAAACATACATTTAAACTTATCTAATACATCACTATCTTTAGAATGTAAACACCAACTAATACTTCTAACATCTTTACCTGGTCTATGGATAGGTTTCAAATGTCCATCTGCTGTTAACCATCCATAAAACCATGCTAATTTTCTATTTTTCATTTCCTTATCTCCAATATAATTGGTGGGAAAATTACAATTAAGATATTTCTATCAAGTCTCTACGGGATTCTCTTTCGAGCCTTACCCTCGGAGTTGGGAGACGATCCTTTCTCCGATTTGAGCCAGTTTTACACCGACCTATATGTTGATCGGTGCCTTCTCACGAGTAACAGAGTAGGATATACCCATTAAGTTTCCAACAGGACGACCATCTAATACAGCTTGTATATCTGTTCCAGCGAAACTGGTATACGTAGATGTATAAGTATTATCAAGTAAATCTGTGGCGTTAGCCATTGTAGTCACCTCTTGTAAAAAGTAGGGGAGTTATTCACTCCCCTACTTTAGTTAAATTGTATCTTGGATATGTACAGTTGTACGAATTTCAGAAATCTCTCCGACTAATACAAGAGTTAGATCTATATCTAGTAGTCCTTGTGCACGCATCTGTGGAGTAGTTATAATATTAAAATCATAACCTAGAAGCGCGACTCCGACTAGTTGTTTCAAGCCACTATTAATGGCTGTCTGCATGGCTATTTGTGCGGCATTAGTATTGGCATGACCAATAAAAGGAGAGGCCCCTGCACGAACAATATTCATAACAAATCTTACAACTCTTGTTGCCCATTCGTTTGCATACTTAGAACCTACCGAAGCAGCAGTAATACCTTTAACTACAACATAAGAATTAGGATTACCGATACTAGGTTTCGCAACAACTAGTCTTCCATCGATCATATCAAGCAATTGTCTTCTTGATAGAGGGAATCTAAGAAGTGATGTATTTCTTAGTGGTTGATTAGTTGATGCTCTTGTTATGTCCAAACTCGCTAGAAGTCCAGCATATATTGCTTGGCCATTTGCAGAATAAGTTGTTGCTTCAAACCTATTACCTATTACTGGTTCAAATGCAACCAGAGAAATAAGTCTCTCATCGAAGTCAGCAATGACATTAGCAGCTCTGCTAAGTTCTCCAGGAACTTGAAGTGTAAGTTCTTCCACCCAAGACTTGATGGCTTTAGGATCAGTCGTACTTGGTGATTCAACACCCATGATTACCTGAGTTTCATCAACGTTTTGTGCTAAGTTATTAACCAAAGTTTTCAGGACATCCTGATATCCTGCATTAATTACTTGGTTAAGTCCAGTGCGTTCATTTGGTCGTGTCTTAGTAGCATTAACATTAAATGCCATTGGCACAATAAAATCAACCGCATAGTTCTCTATCGCATCTGCAGTATCCTCTAACTGAGTATACAGTGCACTTGCTGATAGTTCGTTTCCATTACTTCCTCCACCCATTGATTTAAACGAAGTAAGGTTAGGAAACTCTGGAAGGTAGTCATAGTTAACACCAATAATAGTGTTTTCATTGTCTACTAGTCCAGATCCTGTAGCTGGTCCGGGTTGGTTACCAGCGTCTAAGAATCTAATTGTAGAATATGTATCAGAGCTTGTAGGTGTTCCAACTCTACCTACAGGATCTGCTATAACATCTACTTGTGATCCAATTTCATAATCTACTACTTTTCTATATCGAACTTCAACATCTTGCGGAACTGTACCACCAAAGGTGATATTTTGTCCACTTACAAAGTATCTTCTCCACTTATCCCATGAAGCAGAAGTTGCTGTTGCTCCTGCAAGAGTAGTGCTTTCCGACATAGTATGTGGAATACTTTGATAAGATACTGAAAGATCTACGCCTGCAACGGGTGCAGTAGTAAATGTAATAGTACCTCTAGGTGAACCATGTTCTGTAACTGTTGCTGCTAGTCCATCCCATGTTAATGTATATTCACTGGTAGGTCTACCAATAGTATCTTGATCATAGAATACTTCAAACGATCCTGATGCTGTTACTGGTTGTCCATTCCAATCCTTCTGATTAGTATTAGTTTCAACTAATATAGAAGCAAGATATGAATTATCTCCAGCAGCAGTATACCCTGTAGTAGCTGTTGTAATAACATTACTACCAGCAGCTATAGCAGTTCTAACTAATGTTGAGTGGTCACCTATACCTGCATCACCATCATCCATACATTGTGCTGCATCCCAGTTGAATGCTGTAGTACTTCCATCTCCAGTTCCTACATATAATCCAGTAACTGATTGACGGATTTCGGATACTGCTGTAGTTCCTGATGGACCATAAGAGTAGTCACCTGTTGCATTATAATCCTTCAATGCATTCATTGTAGTGTAACCACTTCTATTAGCCATGTTAAGTGCAGTATTAGCTAGAGCATCTGAATTTCCTCCACCTACTGGAAGACCTTCTGCTGCTCCAACATCAGATATAGAATATACTCTATTTAAAGTTTGTATATCGTTACCTGAAGTATACCCACCCGAAGGTGCTGCATTATCAAGCCAGTTGTTCTGATATATACTATTTCCACCAGAACCTAATTCATCTAATGTTGCTGTAAAATTTGTAACTCTGTCAGCAAGAGTAATTGAATGTCTACCTGTTGAATCTTGGTATACACCAGATGCTGCAGGAGAAGTTCCTGCTACATCATATCTTACTGCCATTTCATATGCTGCTTGTAGTTGTCTAAATTCTGCTACAACTATGTCATTAAGGTTAGGGTCGGCATTGATAGCTGTAACTAGTTCTGCTACATTATGTACGTCTGCTTGTACATTATCACGATTGGAATCGTAGTCAAATCTTGAAGTAATACCTGTCTTGGGATTAAAGATTTCTATAACTTGATTATCTCTATATCCTAATGAAAGGTGATTATAGATCTCACCGGGCTGTCTTGCAGTTAATAGAAGAGCATACGCTCCAGTATCTTGTGACTCGTCAGCTAAGTTAGATCCTGCTGTTTCTGCTATTTCAAGAGTAGCCTTTGTACCACCGTCTAATCGCAGTCCTCTAATATCTAGAACTGCAGCTCCTGCTCCGATGAATACTTCTTCGATTCCTCTGATAAGTGAACCACCAGAAAAGTTGCCCCATACTGCTTTAGCTTCATCTACATTTCTAACAGCAATTGGAACGTTAGGTGGACCATCTACTGCCGTACCGATAACCAAGACAGAAGGTGCTCCTTGCAACGCTTGTCTGGGTTGCGAGAAGTCAGTGTCCTTCCAAATTGAACTTACCCCTGGAAGATTGGCCAAGGTTAATCGCCTCCTTGGTAAAAGGAACAGTAGTTCCCTGTACGACTATTTAAGAGGAAGTAGCAACGGGTTTTACTTGCACCCTTGCTGTTTCCATTACACGAGTTGCCCAATCAGGATATAATGTTCCCTGATCACGGGCTTGTTCTAATGCAATTCTTATACTTTTGAGTCTAGAAACTTCTTCGAAAGTAACTTCTTCGCTCTTCATATAATACTGCACGGATCTTGCTATGATACCATTTCTAAATTGTAATAGAAATGAATCCCGCAGTCTCCTTTCGAAATACCATCTACTGATTCCATATTTGATAAGAGTATCTGCATGAACTGTCATAGTTTTCATAAAATTAGTAACCAGTCTTTCGGCACTAAAGTTTGTTTTAGCAAAACAATCAAACTGTATAATACTATCAAACGTTTGACCATAAGTTACTATTTGTGTTTCCGGGACGAGTACTCCTTCAGCTAATTCTCTATTGTTAGGAATATTGTCTTCACGGAATCTGGGTCGTAATTCTTTTCGTCTACCGAACTTTTGAGCACTAGTAGAACCTGGTTCCATTCTTATAACGCTCCAAGCAATTGTCTCATCGTTCATCTGTGGTGCATCTTCTACTGTTTGTTGTAATGTTGAGTCTACTAAGTAATCAGGATATGCTGGAGTGAAATCAATATCGGGACTATTTATACTTAGTATCTGATAAATTAAAATCATTGCATCTTCTATAGATGCGGGTCTGTCTGCTCTACTACCAAGGTTAGGATCTTTCCATTCCCCAATATTATTTTTCGCTACATCATCTGTAACTATAGTTTTAATAATGTCATCTGCAGCCATTATTGTCTACCTATTACTTCAATTCCACATATACATGCGTAGAACTCTACTCTACCGCCATCCGATCTGAATGGTTCTACTAAGTTTATATTCCATGCCTGTACGTATGGTGGAGATATATCTGAAGGTTCTGGTACTCCTTCGTAATCGATCTCATAAATTAAGTCTGTTTGCTTTGGTTTTATATCATGAGCTAGATAGAACTGTCTATATACTACTGGTATGTTTCCAAGTGGTGTCTCTTGTTCTACTTTGAATCTTGATGCAGTTACCGTTAATGCTCTTTTGTTAGTTCTTACTAGTTCATCTACAAACGGATACGACTGACCTCCAACTCCTTCTCCAGTGGGGGTGAAATATTTACCCTTACCTGTAGTTCTATTATATGATTCTGCGTATTGACTTGTATCAAATCTTCTATATACTACCCAATAACCGTGACCTTGATTATCTTGATCGCCATTAATTAAACAATCGAACTCTTCTCTAAGATCTACTCCTCTAGCTCTACTTCCAAATCTATCAACTTGAATAGTATTCTCAGAACCCTTTCTAAATAGATCTAATCCCAATTTAATTCACCAACGGAGCATTGTTTACTGTATATGTATATTGTCCCCAATGTAGTCTTGTTGGGAGCTGGGCACCATGTAACCATTTCTCTATGACTTGTTGTCTTCCATATGAATCTTTTAATGAAGCAGGACCATCACATATATATGTATCTCCATGATCGAGAAGCCTTGAGTGTTCTGGTTGACCGTATTTGTTTCTTGTAGCTATTAGTGGTTTTACTCTTCTTCCATTAGTTCTTATAAAACCCATTGCTTCATTAGCATTTTCTTGTAATGCTTTAATGGTATCATTCATTAAGTTTTTAACGGATGTAACATCGGCATCTATACTTAGATCTCCAAGATGTTTTGCTCCAGCTTTAAGTGCCATTGCAGAAAACTCTTGTCTTATTACATCTACTGCAGTCTGACATGTTACATAGTCAGTGACATAGTATGGTACTGGACTGTACACAGTATTACTATGGTATATTGTTATCTGTCTTGAGTGTTGTAGTGCAACTCTTCTAATTGTATCATCGGGTATTTCAGCTACGAATGGTCCAGCGAATAATCTAACCAGTACATCTGTTGTGTACATTGGATAGAACTCGCTCATAAAAGACTTACTTTCATCTACTAGAGTAGGTGCATATCCTGATGCAGTTGCACCTGCTTTCAATGTTACTGTATATTCCGCATTATTAGCAAGAAAGGTTGTCTGTCCACTAGCTAGTGCGCAGTGAATGGCATTGCCGGATGCTGTAATGAGATATCCAGAGGGACCAGCAATATGATCACCCGTTAAGGAGTAACCAAGTACATCTGTCCCTTGTATATTGAAATAGCCCGAAAGCGTACTAAAGGTACCCGAAGGTGAACCATTTAATACAATTTCTAAAGTCTTTAAAGCTGTACCTATCTTTCCGTCACCGTGTTCTATAGTTCCGCTAGCATTTGTCAGCAAAGCATTCCATAGAGTTGGTGTCCGAGTAACTACTTGAGCAGCAACTCCTGCTGCCCATTCTACCTCTGCTCCTCCTACTAATTCCGTATTAGTAGTTGTAAAATACCATACAAAGGGATCTAATAAATCATCTCCATCAACATTTTTAATTCCTGGAGTGGGAACTGAAACTCTATATCGCGTGTTTATCTGTAAATTTGCTTCCGGTAGGAAGACGAGCTGGGTTTGTGCACCTGAGCTTACAACAGTACCACGAGGTACATCCAGTGACTCATCCTCTATTACAGTGAGAGCCATTGGATTTATAGAGTTTCTATCTACTTTTTCATTAAACCCTACTTCTATATTAGAGTTTACTGTAACTAGATGTCCACTAGGTGAATGAGATATTACATGGAAAGGCGTTGCCACTATTTATTGGACCCCTTTTTCTTTTTCTTTTTCTTTGTAGGTTTTTTATACGGAGAAGCCATTATTGTACCGAGGTTAGTACTTCATCTGATTCAAGACTCATGGTTGCATTGACACCTTTATCAATATTTCTTGCATGTTGTTCAATAGCATCCATAAGTTTATCTTTCTCTACAGGTGTTAATTCTGCTTCTTTCTCAGGAATTCCTATCTGTGAGAGGCCATCTACTATAGCTTCAACTACAGCTAGTCTAGGTTTTAGTGCTCTGTTCTGTCCTAGAGTCTCTAACTTATAAAGAACCTTCAGAGGAATTCTTGCTGCACGTGGAGTATTAAGTGCTGCCTTAATATAACTGAGAACTTGTTTTTCAGTTGTTTGTGGATTATTAAGGAACTTATTCTCTACTGTATCAGATAAATCTAAAACATATTCAGGAATAATCATGAGCTCTGGAACATTAGGATCGTAAACTTCTATATCCTTTGACCCAACTAAAGTCATGAGTTTCTGTCTATCAATAGGTCTAAGTGTTGTCTTATCAATTATACAACTAGTCTTATTTATAAGTGCATTAAGTTTTATACCTATTGACTCATCAATTAACATTTGTGCTTTCTTTAGTCGTATGTGTATTAAATTATCTTCTACTTGTTCTACTTCTTCTACTTGTTCTACTACGGTTTCTACGACATCTGTTACTTCTTCTTCTGGACTTACATTCTTTGCTCTTGGCATATAATCCTCATGTAATAGTGGGGTACATTATGTACCCCACTATTTAGTGTTTAGATAAAGTCAGTTGAAGCTAGAGCTGTTAATGTTACGGCATTACTATTATCGAACACGTAGTTTCTATCAAGAATTACGTTCTTAGCAAGAGCTACACCCTTACCTTGTTCAATAGACATAAAACCATATCTTTCTCTAAGCTTTAAACCATGCATATCTACGAGTGGCTTGTCAAACTCTTCGATATTCAGTGACTCTCTGTTGATTAGGATACCTGTTGCACTAGCATCTACCATTGCGATAGATGTAGAAGGAAGACCTGCTGCTGGAGCAACGTTACCACCAGTAGCATTGTAAGCCATCCAAGGTGTCACAATCATTGTAAGAGGAGATGGAAGACCATTCGGTGGAATGTTATGGGTATTTCCAAGTGGATTCAGAGTATTCAAGAATGCATTAGCACCATTTCTTCCCTGAATGTTAGTTGGAGCTCCACCATTTTCATACTCACCAGTTGCAGCAGTACGTTGTCCTAGACCATTAAACTCAGTCGGCCAACCACCGTTTGCAGCTCCTTCAGGAATTCTGTTCGAAGTAAGAACATTTCCTGACATTACAATTTCTCTAATCTCTGGATCAGTTAAAAACATAGTCCATGCTAGAGGATGAGTAATCCAATGCGAAGGAGAGAAACCGCGAGTTACTAGATAAGCATACAGTTGAAAAACATCATTCAATGTCATACTACCATTCTGAGTACCAGCAATATTTCTACCTGTGCATGATCCTTCTATAGATGTATTATTAGTATCATTATCAAATACTACGATACCCATTTCATCAAGAAGTTTCAGACCTTTAAGCTCTTTGTGTCTTGCAAATGCTCTACCTGCAGCACGAAGCCAAAGACCAATAACATCGAATTGTGTATCTTCAATCATTTCATCTGTGAAATGAATCTGAATACCAACCTTGTCAACGTTTGTAGCTATGATTGAGCCCTCTCCCATGTCTGGGTAGGCTTCAGGGTATTCGGTTCCTTCGGGAATATCAGCTACAGTCATTGCACCGATTGAACCTATTTGTACTTGTCTACCTCTTTCTAGTTCCATACTTTGAAAAATGTTGTTAACTACAACAGCAGCGGGTTCTAGAGCCTCTCTCACAATAGTGGTTACAACAGTAGGAATAAATCTATTTACTTCTCCTGTTGTGAGCGCATCTTTTAAGTTCATTGTTACGAATGAGTCATTTTCCTCATCGTATGCTACACCATTGTTGACAAAGGCTGAGTGTAGATGTTCCACATGTTGCACGTCTTCCGGACTCATTGTAGTCCCGTCAGGCAACTTTAAATCTCTAATTCTCAAGGTTAAACAGCCTCCTTATGGATGGTACAAGAAATATCCTGTACCATCCCTTTGTATCTTAAGATACGTCCAATTGAATATAAGCAGCACCGATTGCACCACTTTTTACCATTTCAAGAACGTGTCTTGAAGTAGTAGCTAGACTCATTCCAGTCAGAGCATCTACCGCGAAATTATAAATAAATGCAGGGATACCATTAGTTTCTGTTCCTTGTAGTCCAGAACCTGGATAAGTATCTACTGCTTGTAATTGATCTTTAGGATAACGTGCATCCGTGTAAAGCAAACGACCAACGGTTTGCTGATCTCTTGCTACTGTAACTGACTGAGATTCTCCTGTTCCTTGTCCAACAAACTTACCATAAGCATCAGATTGTAGTAAACTACCTGCTCTTGCTCCAACAGAAGGATCTGCAGCACTATCAAAATAGAAAAACGAATGCTTCTTGTATACGGCATTGTATCCTACATCAGCAGTAACAGCATCAAATGCGCTATTTGCTCCTAGAACTTTAGTTGCGGCAAATGTTGATGTAGTTTGTGGTGTAGTATCACCATAATCGATATAAGGTAGAACAATCAGACCATCTGAAAGTACACCATACTGACTTGCATATAGATTATAGTTAAGACTCTTACCACGAATATCTTGCATAACATCCATGAAGACTACTCCAACTGGAGTATTCTTTGGTGTGTCAGCAAATTCAGCAGCAGTTACAATTGTAAGATCTGTATCTGGATGAACAACGGCTGCAGTAACATCGTCTGCAGCATATTCATATCTTACTGCTGATCCGCCATTAGCAGGAATTAAAAGACCTGCTGCAGTTTCGTGATAACCCCAGTAACTAGTATCAATATTTAGTGCAGTATAAGTTGCACCAGATACTGTCTCGTCATCGAATACAGGAATGCTACCTGAAGCTTCAATATCTGGAAGACCACCAGAGATACCAGTACCAGCAGTTGTAGTTACTTGATTAGTTATAAGACTTACGATTGTACCCTTAGTAATAACAATCCAATCGTCAGTCTCAACATCTTGCCATTGAACGGGAAGGGACTTCCAAGGATAAAATGCGCCAACAGGACGCATACCGCCGTCTCCACCTTGTTCTAATTCTCTACGAATTGGTGAAGTGCTGTACTTAGATGGGTTACTTCTTTGAGGACGTTTGTGATTACTTTGATTTAAAAAAACTAGATCTGACAATTTAAATTCACACTCCTAGTGCCCAAATTATTGGGTCTTTTTCTTTTGGAATAATCTCTTTATGGTTTCCGGTCCACTTTCAATATTCTTAGAGTCACTGATTTTCTTAGCTGGATCGGTATCCAGTACAGGATTATCTGCATTTTCAGTTGGCTTATTCGGCTTCTGATGTGTACCGAACTGTGTATCAGTGTTCAGTGCATCATATGTACTAACAATCTGATGTCCGTTCATATCAGTAATTACCGTATTAATAGCGTCCAGTCTTGCATCAGAGAAGTTCTCGGATTTGATAAGGTCAGACAATTGTCCAACTCTTATTTGTAGATCAACTAGAAGTGTAGCTCTTAGACGTTGAACTAGTCGATATAGACCAATGTTTTCATCAGTCATTGATTTCATGATTTCACTTTCATCTACTTGATCATCAAGTTGAGCCTTTAGAGCATCTACTTGAGTCTGCAGTTTACTTATGATATCCGATTTATCTTCTATTTCTTTCTGTACGTCTTCTAGTTTTGTTATGACTGCAGCATGTTCCAATACTTTTTCATCTGACATTCCATCCTTAAGTGTCTCTACTTCCTTCTCAAGATCCTTAATTTTTTCAGTTAGTGTTAAATCTTGGTTATCTTCTGCAGACTCGAATACGACTTTCTTCTGTAATATTACTGAAGAGAGCTTTGCTTTAGATCCTCTACCATTGTAAGCATCGAGAATTTCTAGAGCTGATTCAATGTGAACCATATCTGAAAGAGGAAACGTGGGTTTCTTCTCTGAGTGGGGACCACAAAATACTTTAACATCGTCACCTTCATAAAACTTGTCTCCAAGTTTTTCCTTCATTTGTTCAGCAACATGCTTGGCTAATTTAAAATCATGTTGTGTCCAATCGGTAACATCTAAATCTTCTTCTTTAGTTTCTATCTTATCTTCTACTTTTAGTGATACTGCTGCAACTTCTGCTGTCAGTTCAGTAGAATCTGTAATAAGAATTACTTCCTCTTGTTCTCCATTTGCATCGTCACCTATAGAAATAACTCCAGCGAAATGTGCATCGCTTTGATCTGCAGGGGTATTTACAAATGATACTTCTGAATACTTTCTTTCTCCTACATTCCATACACAAAGTTGATCTTCATAAGTTTTACCTTTTTCATGATCGCACTTTTCATCTTTGATAGCAACATTAGAACCGCAAATTGAGCATTCAATATGTTTGCTAGAGCAAGATGTAGAAACGGTTAAGTATGTACCGTCTATTACTTTCTTAATAGCATCCTGATCTGTGATGAGAACATCTAAGACAACAATACCAGTTGGACGATTTTCTCCTTCTTCACCATCTTGAAGTTGGAATTCTTCACGTCTAGCATCGTAGACCCTACCTAGAGGATCTTCTTGGTCGTTGTGAAATGTCACAACTGGCTTACCGAATGGTTTAATCCAAGACTTCAGACTATTATCGGTAGCTTCGCCGTCTACGTATCGAAACTTGTTCTCATTAACGTATCCCAGATGAGTTGCTGCCAATCGGACATTCAAAGCTTGGATATCAGATGCATCCTTATCTTTGAGAGTATCCATTATTTGGACTTTAACGGGATTTACATTTACAAATTTCAATTCTTTGTCACCTCTGTGACTATGTGATTCCAACTTTCCTTGTCAATTGTGTTACCGGGAACTTGTGACATCATCTTTATACATGCTAATATAGCTGCTTCAAGACTCTTTCTTAATTCCCATCCTTCTATTGCACCTGCTGCAAGTACAGCAGTCATGACATCTCCAGCCCCAATCACAGTTTTTGGTCTATGAGGGCTTATTCCCATGTAGCCTAATGGCATTCCGCTTCTATCTTCAAAATGAATAGGATCTGATCCATTAGTTACTACTACTCGACCTGGGGTCCACTCTGCTAACTTAGTTATAGCATCTAATGTATTATTAGTCGATGTTAAATCTAAGGCTTCTACAGAATTGGGTTTAACAATTATTTCTTCCGTCTTGTACGCATCAAAGAAAATCTTCTTAGGGTCAGCAATCCAAGTACGAAACTTACCTTTTAACTCTTTAAGAATTGGTTCACTTATATTTCCCTTATTATAGTCACTGGTAATAAGTACTTCACAACTATCGGGAATATCTAATGTATAGTCCATAATGGAATTTGGATCTATATCTATTCTTGTGAGAGTTTTACCTTTATGTAGATATCTATCTTTCTGACATAAAGTACCAGGAACTACGAAAGTTTTATCTAATAGATTTTTAGTATGACTAAAAATTTCTTTTACAATATTACTGCCATTTGGTCCTAGTATTACTGTAGGTATTCCCATATTAGCAAGACACGTTGCTACGTTTCCTGCTCCTCCGGGTACCTGTCTTATCAGTTTCGGATTAACAATGCATTCGCCATCGTGTTCCGGAGACTGTTTTACATCTGCTTCAAAGTATCGGTCTAACATTATGTCGCCTAGTACTGCGACCTTTGGACCATTCATCTATATAACTCCATTAACTGTTGTGTGTTATAACATGACATAGCCCCATTTTTAAATATAGGGTACGAAAATATTTATTGTCCTCCGGGGATTGTTACCAAACAGTTACAGTTTGGATGGCTACTGCCAGGTGGGATATCTAATGGACTAATATTATCAGTTAGAGGAAACGTTCTCATTGGTTTAATACAACTAGGACAAGCAGGTACCACAAGTTCTTGATGACCTTGAGCTTGGAACATTCTAGCTCTTCCAAAGTTATAGTCTCGCATGAGTGCAGTAGATACATTCATATCTATTCTATGGTTATAAGTATCCATAATTGCTGATACTGTTTCTGCATCTAATGAATCCTCTAGATTTTTTTTATTTATTTTCTTTGTGACAGTTCTAGCAAGTTTCTGAAGAGCACTTCTTGTCATTAGTAACGATGTTTGTACATCACCATGCATCTGAGCAGCTTGATCATGATTGATAGCGGTATCCTCAACTGTAGCACTTTGTACTCCTTGTATATATGCGTTAGTTAGGATCGGAGTTAGCACACCTATAGAATCATCTACAAATTTATTCTGTACTCCATCTATAAATAGGCTATCTAACTTTTCATCTGGTTTACCCATAATAGTAACAAAGTCTGATCTCATAGTTTGCCAGTGGGTATTTAATATATTAGCCGAATGCTTCATACCCAATGCTCCTAATATAGGAGTTCCAAATGTATCTTCTAGTTGATCTTCTAGTTGATGTTCATCTTGAGATATTCTTGGAGAACTAAGTTGTGTACCATGCTGATTACTTGGCATGTCCTTATTTTGTGTACTTCCATTTTGAGTTAAAGAACCTTTAAATGCTAGAGTAGGCATCGTAACATTATGTAGGAAGGTATCTTTCTTTTGTCCTTCTGCAAATGGTTCTCTACCTACAGCGAGTCTAAACTCTTCATGTGTGATTCCGTCACTCTGATACATAAGTAAGTGATGATTTTCACCTTTAATCTTTTCATCTATATCGATAGCTGGAATAAACATAGTTACTTTGTTTGTGGAGTTATACTCATCATAAGCAAATCCTCCCTCAGCAAGTAGTTCTTCTAATATAAATTCATTAACAAACATCTTTATTACATCTTGAAACTCTTCGACTGTATCGCGAGTATCTTGAGACATAGTAAGAGAGGTTCCTCTTGATGAAGAATCTCCTTCTCCCCAGTCTACACTAGAAAGATGGAGTCCACCGCGAACTCTTCTCATGAAATAGTCAAGATATTTCTCTGCATCTAATGCTTCGCCTTCAGCTCCTACTACTACTATCTTGTGTCTCTCTGGAGTTACTAAGGCACCATTAAAGGGCATATTATCAATTGCATATTGTAGTTCTTCTAGTTCTTCTGGATCTGCTCTGTCAGCCTCATCGCCTACTATATACTGATATAGAGGCACAGCATGTTGGTATACTAATCTCTCAACATGTTCTTCCATACCTCTAAGTGCACGTATATCATCTAGTACAGATATAACATATGGGGTTCCAGTACTAAGACCTACCTTTCTATCTTTATGAAAATGTATGACATCTTCTGGATTAAACTTAGGCCATTTTGATTTAGGATATCCAGGCACAACCTGCATGTATTTCATTACTTTACCGTGCTCATCCTTATCTATTTCTATTGTAGTAGCACACATAGGATAGTACGCAGCAACAGGATCAAGTTGTTTTCCATCAAATGTAGTTCGGAACATGCCTCCAGAAGCTTCTTTCTTTCTAACTTTAACTAAGTAAGCATTAGAGTACGTCACGAGTTGTTCAACTATATCTTTAATTAGTTGTTCTGTTGGTATACCCGATACCATAGCCATTTGTTTGAAACGTTGTTTGATATATCCTACAGCATTAGGATTCTGTCCTACCCATTCAAAGTTATTCTTAAGAATCAATGTGCGTAACTTAGCTACGGATCTTCTAAATAGAGGTTCTCTATCTACTGCATTTGCAACATCATTTAAATTATAGTCAGGTCCTTTGAATGAATTTCTATACTTAGTTCCGTTGTATGCTAGACCTGGGGAGTTGGCTCTGACAACGGGTCTTTTCTTTTTAATTGTTTTGGAGACTTCCTTTAGTGCATGGGCATCTGTTATTTCTACCTGCTCTAAATGTTCTCCATCGAATTGAAATGTTGACATTATCTCTCCAGCCTAGTTAGTGTATCATTTATTTCTATTATTAACTCATCTGATATAACTTGCGTACAATCAGCAAGTGTTTCTATTGCTTTTATTTGACCATCTAAATCTGCAATTATTTTAGCATCCTGATCTGGATCGGGAGCTTGATCTGGATCGCGTTGTCCAGTTAAAACTGTATCTTGTCCAGCAAGAATGTCTGTAATTACTTCGCCATCTAATCCTAATTCTATTTCTAGAAAATTAGCTATCTCATCATCAGTCGGAATGATCTCTCCAACTCCTGGTTTTGGTAACGGACTCATAACGCTACTAACAACATTTAAAGGATTACCACTTGTTACCAATGTTTCATCTGTAAGATTCACACATAGTATTCCTTTATCTAATCCATTTATAATCTTATCTACTATATGTCTAAAGAATCTAAGGTTCTGCAGTACACCGACCTTTCTAAGATAGCACCCAGCTTGACCTAATATAGGTACACCTTTGTTTACTTCTATTCTAGAACGGATAGCTATTATAGCACGTCGTGCATTTTCTTCTTTAGTCTTTAGTTCACCAATTGCTGCTTCTTGTCCTTCAACATTAATATTTTCATTTATCTCTGCATTATATTCATCGCGTTCTCTCTTCAGTTCTTTCAATTCTCTGTCTGCACTTTCTAGAGAACTACAGTTATACTTGACTCCTATATCTGCCTTTATTTTATTTGTCCAATCTTTAATATAGTTATTTAATTTTACAAATATACCTGTTATTGGATGCGTAATAGTTTTAATTATTAAATCGATCAAAGCATCAAAAGGCCAGCATCTTCTAAAAACACTATCTCTAGACTTACCCATTAGTTCGAATATTTCTTCTTTTAAATATTGTTGAAGCAATTCAAAAGTAGTAATAACCGCTCCTACAACTGCTAGCATTATAGTTCCTAATAGATCTGTAGAACTTTTAAGATGACCATCTATATCCTTCTGTAGGAATCCAATAACCAGATCTAATAATGCTCTTATTTGATGTAGCATTCCTATAGCCTCGATTGTCTTGGGGTCTTTAGTTGCTCGTTGTATTTTATCTAGTGAGCCAATTGCTGCTAAGTTTCTAATAAGACAACACATTACTATAGGATCTTTAGTCCATGCTCTAAGTATTTTTGATGATTGTAGCATGAAACTATCTACTGCTGGCTTCACGGTATTGCTATATGCATACCACGATGCGGGTACACTTTTAGGTGGTGCAGAATTTCCAGCAGTTTGTGTCCCAACTATTCGTCTAGCGGGTGCAGTATCTTGTCTTGCAGCTTGGGTTTCTTGTACCACTTTATCTATACTATTCATCGCAATCCTCCGCCTCAACATTTCTATTTGCAGAGAATGAGGAATATTCTATTCTTCCTGGTTTTATTGCTTCTACAAAATCAGTTACTATCGGTGCAGCCCATCTAGCACGAGAGAACCCTCTTCTATTAGTTGTTTCTTTTAGCTTATCGCTAAGTTCAGAATTATCGTGAGACGTTAACATGAACTTTCCAGTCTCTTGAATATCTATTATTTCATTAACTATAGGCCAAATCATAATAGCCTGAGGATTAGTTGGTCCATTCACCGTATTATTTTGATCTAGTGCCCAGTCATGTACTCTATCTGCAATAGTTTGAGCTGAGTCTATGCATTCTTGTGGTATGTAATTAGGACAACCTACTGAATCGGGAATAGAATCTGCTACTTCTTCAGCCATGCAATCTTCTTGTTTCCATCCTTCGATTCCTATTTTTTGTATATCATCGATTCCATCTGGATCTACTCTGGTAACTTCTC